TGTTTCAACAGCTGGAGTATAATCTTGAACAAGTGATCCATATTCTTGGGTGGTAGAAGTCAATTGATCTCTAAAATAAAGACCAGTTACTGTAAATGATAAAATTGCGCCAGTTCCATTTCCACCTCCACTATTTATGTATTCAAATTCATTTGAACCAGTAGCAGGCGTACCAGACGATTGAGTTAACGTTCTTGTAAAAGTATTTTTTTCGTGTAACGGAGTTGCGGACGTAACAACATTCGCGACTTGTAGAGTTGGGTAATCAATAACCAAGTAAGGATTAGTCCCTTCATCGGTAAATTCCCTAAAAGGAACTTTATAATTAGAGTTAGCTACTGAACTAGATTTGTATCCAGAGGTAAAAGCTATTCCAGGATCTTTGCCGCCTTGAAAAGCTTGAGCATTTAATTGAGTAGCAACAACTGGTGGTGGTGGTGAATACGCTCCCCATTGAGCTTCGTTTCCATTACCAATTGTTATTTCACCAACAAAACCAATAGCATTTTTATTTCTCCATTTTGTTTCTGGGTTTGGATATAAAGAACCATCAACTGGGCTTTTTAAAATTATCCTATCATTAGACGAGATTTCAGCAATTGAAACAGCCATATTAGGATTTAAAGAACCTCCAGTCCAAGCTGGCAAACCCATTCCTTTTGGCCCCATGCTAGCATCATCATCATTATCTCTACTATATATAGCGTTGCTAAAAACTATGTTATTATAATAAGCACCATAAACATTACCATATGTACTTAATCTGGCAACATTAGGATTACTTTTTGCTTGGTATATACCTGGCGCTATAAGAACTGAAGCATCTAGTACTCTATTGGCAGAGTCATCAAAAGATACTTTACCTTCTCTATTTATACCTAAATCATTAACTTTACCTATAGCATCAACAGTGAAATAATCTAATGTGTTTTTTCTTGTATTAAATTGTTGGCTTAAAGGTAGCCACTGTTGTGCAGATACTCTAGGGTATAAAACTGAATCACTTGTTGAAAACTGTGTTTGTTCTGGCGCTACATCTTCTGTACTTATTGGTATTTTATTTATATTATCTCCAGTTAAAGTAATATGAGACTGTAGTTTAGCTAAAGGTATGCTATATTCCGTAGTTCCAGATAAAGAATTAGGTAAATAAGCATTGTAATAATCTTCAGCTTCTTGTTTTACAACAACTTTATAACTATACCAACCTAGTGGATTAGAATTTCCAATAATCTCAATGTCTATAGTAGAAGATAAAGTTGAAAATTGAATACTTTTGTTTAAAGTTATTCTTTTATTTGAATAGTCAACTGATATTATAGCTAGAGAAAAAGGTGTAGGAGTAGTGTCTTGATCTACGCCCTTAACTATACTTCCTATTATTATGTCGTTAGACCAATCAGCATCACTAACTTGCAATATATTAGCTAATGTCTGTTGCGTTGGCGCTGGCGTTGATGCGCAATTTATAAAACCACTTCTATATAATCCAGGATAACCACCTGCGTAAGAAACTGTCTCAGGTATAGCGTTATTCCAAAACATTTTTATACTATCTCCAAACCAATTGTTTATGTTTGTTGACCTGTCTCTATATTTAGAAAAAATTGTTGATCCAGAAAAAACATCTGATGAATTTATGCTACCATTAGGGAAAACAACAGTTCCCTCATTTATAGCAGACAAAATAACATCTGAAGATCTTCCGTATTTATCTTGTAAAACAACTCCAACTTGATAATTTCTATTTTGTTTAACACTATGTGTTATATAAGCTGCTTGTGAAGATTTATTAGAAAAGTCTTGGTCTAGTCTAAATTTTTCATTTATGCCTACATAATAGTCTAAAGTTAGAGGTGGAGTAGGTTTATCTATAAAATTACCAAAAACAACTCTATTACCAGTAACTGACTGTGTTTTAGCTCTAATAGGTATTTTATCGTAAACTCTAACCGTATCTGCTTCTGTTAAATTTCTAAAAGGTTTTCTAGACTGATAATTGTATTTAAATATTTTTGACGAATTACCACTTATTTCTACATCTATATAACTAAACGTGTCTAACACTTTTACTTGAAGCCCATCAGACTCTTTATATAATATATCTATTTCTATTACTTTTAATTTGTCATATAATTGATTTATAATAAATTCAGACTCTATATTTATTTCTACTTCATCTACTCTATTCTCAAAAAAAGCAACAACTGTTGAATTTGAGATAGCATCTTCTTGAGATTTTATAACGCTAAATGCTATTGTATCGTACCTATGGTCAGCTTTTCTTGATTGAGGAGGCTGAGCGTAAGCTGCTGAAGGACTAGCTGCGCTGGGGTAACTGCTAAATGATTGTATCGGCACAATTGGAGTATCTTGTTTATTAAAAACAGTATTATTATCTGTTGAGCTAGTTAAGTAACCATCTTGTTTTGGTATAAAAGCTGGTTGAGTAAATGGAGACATTAATGAATATTCACCATCTTCATATTTAAACCTATAAGCAAATCTAACAAATTTTTCTTTTAAAAAATCTGAATCCCCAGGCCAGTCAGACTCAAATTCTGGATTTTCTTCAGAAAAAGTTATAGCACTAGACATTATAAGCACTTTTGCATTAAACCCAGCAAACCAGCCGGGGATTGTTGAACCTACTACAATGTCATATAAGTTAGGCCTACTGGTGTTTACTACTACTGAAGCTACTTTAACGTCAGAATTTAAAGGGCCTTGATTAACTCCAGAAGAATTACCACCACCCACTGCTGAACTAATTAACATACCTTTACGAGGCTTACCATTGCAAACACACGTAAAAGCATAATTAGTGCTTTGTCTACCTGGAAAATTATCAGTTGGGTTTCTATAAAAAGGAGTACCAGAAGTTATTTGACCAACTAGTGAAGCCTCTTTAAATCTTTCAGACTTAGTGTATGATGTTGGATAATATAATTTTATATCTTTACCACTAAACACTAAATCAGATTTTACTGTAGATTCAATTTCAAAATAAAAAGGATTGGTTGTGCTGAGAGCTTTTATTCTAATGTTTTGAGTTTGGGAAGTTGCTGCTGCGTCTGGATCAATAACTAAAAAATTACCTGGCTTTAAAGATTGGTATTTAATAGGTACATCACAATCAAAGCTGGTTATTAAAGTGGTATTTATTGGTATTTCCACTTGCGCTCCAATTATTATTGGATTAATGCTTGAATTAAATACTGTTATAGTTTTTGTAGCAGGAACAACGTTATTGACAACAACTGAAGTTATGTAAGAAATACCAGGACCACCAAAGCCGGTTATTTTCATTCCAGGAACAACATTGTTAACACCTGTTGCAGGGACTTCAAAAACTGTACCTCCAGCTGGTATGATTGCATTATTAGTAACACTACCGTCAGGTAAAGTAGTATGGTATTCATTTGAATGGTAGCTAGATGCTACTTCAACAGAAGTTGCATTATATAATTTAATGCTGCTATGAAGCTGAGCAGTCTTATAAGGATAGTATTTAGCTAAAGATATTTGTTCTTCTGTTGTGTAATGAGTTGGTGTTGAGAGACCAGAACTATTAGCTAAGTTTACATTTATTTTTCTAGGTTGGTTTCTATTGTCAGTCCAAAACAGTAATTCTTCTATTAAATTAACACCGTTTATTAAATTTGTGGTTGAAAAATTTAAAAAATTTCCATTTACCAAAACACGAGACTGACCTAGTATCAAATCATAAACATGTATAGCACAATAAGCACCAGCTGGAGCTGGATTTGATAAAGAGCCAGAAGACGAATCTGTGTAATTTGTTATATATACATATATTCTATCATTAGCGCTATCCATTAAGTTGCCTATAATTACAGCACCATCAACAGTAGATCCATTACTAGAGGTAAAAGAGTTAAGTTTTAAATTACCTAATACATTTTCTAATGCACCAACATCAGCACCCTCTGATTTACTTACATTTATATTTTGAGCATCTCTATACTCGCCTTTAGATAATAATCTATCATCTAAGTCTTTATTCATTTTAGACTTGATAAAAGTATTTTGCGCTTTTGCCATTTAATTCTAGTGTTTAATCCATTTAGACTTACCTCTCATAACTTGAGTAAATTCACCTAATTTTATATTACTTAATCTTATTTTCGCATTTCTTAATTTAGCAGATTTTTCTTTTTTAAATCTTTGAACTATGTATTCTGGTGTCTTTGGGCGATAAGCTATAATATTGTATACCATGTAAGCATATAATGCATCCTCGGCCATCTTAGGTATCTTAGTATCCTCATCATAACCAAGTCCATCAGATATATATTCTAGCAGTATTAACCTATTGGCTAAGTCACTACTAAACGAAAATACTCCACGTCTTTCGTCTATTGTAAACCATCCATTTTTTTGAGATATTTGAGGATCTAGCCCGTATCTTTGTCCATACGCCATTTTCCACCAATCCCAGCCATTAACATTAGCATTGCTATTTACATTAGCTAAAGTTTCATTGCCACTTATGTTGTTACTGTTAGAAGATCTCCACCTACCGTTAACTAGGGACTGTTTAGATTCTAAAGCATTACCATAAAAATCTTGCGTAGGTATCCCACTAGAGTCTTGTAATGGTGTGAAAGTAGGGTTTGAAGTTAGAGTTGTAGGGTATATTATATGTTTAACACCAGCACCATCAACCCAAGATAATTGAACGTAATTAACATAGTCTTGTGGCAGAACTAAAGATAAGCTAGGTGGTATAGTTAATTCTTGAGATTTAACACTTCTTAAAGTGTCGTAGCTAAATTCTTGTAAACCTCTTTTGGCATGGAATACCACATCGGATCTTTTTGTTCTAGGTATTAACTTGTCAGTACTAATATATTTTAAATCAACATATTCATAATTTTTATAATTATCCCATAGCGAAGAATTAATTAATTTAATTTCTACTATAGAAGTGCTTGGAACCGCAGTACCTGCAGAAACTAAAGAAACGCTTTGAGTTCTTACTCCTCTATCAACGGTAGTACTTAAAGTTGCAGTTATTTTATAAGGATCTAAAGTTGGATATTGCTCTACGTTGTCTATATATATTTTAAAATTATTTACAGAAGTTGCTGTATCTGTAGCATTCCATATTAAAGGAGTTAAAGTATTGGGCCATGTAAAGTTATTTGTAGCGTTACCGTTAGGCGTGTATACTACAGATCCTTCGTAATATTCTGAACTAGTTTGTTTTATTAAACCCATAATTTATTTCTTTGAATTTGTTTCTTCTATTTGCTGCAACCCACTAGCCGCTTGAATTATTTGAGTGTCTTTTATTATTAAACCAGCGTATTTTAAAACACCTAGTATAGTCTCTGTTTGCTGGCTTTCACTTATTTCAAATTGAATAGAACCTTGACCAGTACCACTCATTAAATTAGCCTCTGTAAGTGTTATTATAATATTAATAGAAGGTGAACCTGTAATAAAAGAATTTGTTGCAATAGTTATAGTATCTCCAACAGCGTAGTTTTTACCAGATAACGTTACATTTATAAAAGTATTAGTGTTTGTTAGTGTTACTGCACCAGTTCCATTTACTGTAAAATTTATTTCCGCTCCAGTGCCACTACCATTTGTTTGAAAAGTTAAATTTCCAGTGCCAGCAGCTCCTTGAGTTAAAGGATAGCTAATAGAGGTTGCTGGTGCAACGGCGCCAGCAGCACTTCCAATTAAATTAGTTGAAGAAGTTAAAGAAGCTACAGCTAAACCGCTAGGTACATATAAATTAGAATCGTATATATACTGTCCTAAACTACCTATAGTAAAACCCCACCTGGCATCTAATGGTTTTCTTATGTAATTAAATTCTACATCATCATTAGAAGGTGTGGAATTTAAGCTAGGATATACAGTTATTTTGTTAGCGGCATAAACACCTATAGGAAAATTTAAACTAGGCTGTAGTAAAGGAGATTTTGTTTGTAGATAATACTGTTTTTTACCCATCAACTCTATTTGAGGTGAGCCATTAGCTTTAGAATAAACTACACTACCCATTCTATGAACTGGAGATGAATTTGAGCTAGCGTCTTTGATTGGTTCTAAATATGTTACAGAGCTATCTGTATTTACTACGTGAGAACTAGCCTTAGCCGTTTCATCAAAAGTTTGAAACTCTTCATAAGTATGATCCATTCTTGACGCATACTCCACGTCTGTTTTTGGCATTCGTAAAAATTGGTTGTAGTCTTCAAAAAACTTTTCAAAAGTTTCTAATTGAACTTGTGTAGCTAATTTATTAAACTCATCAGGAGTTAAATAACCACGTTGTTCTTTATTAAGAATACTTAATACTGTAGTGTATACCGTGTTTACGTTTATTGCCATTTTAATATTTTTAAAAAAAAAGGGTGGCGATAAAACCACCCTTGTTTATAATCACTTGTTATTTTACTTTTTTATTTATAGATTTGTAAACCTCAAGTCCTTCGTCTGTTTTAAACCACGCAGCCATTGCTGAATAAGGGTTTTCGTCAAAAGGTACAGTCATTAGTTTACGACCATTAGATGTCCATTTAAATGTTCTTTGATCATCGGCTAAAGAAATTATATTTTTTTCTGTAGCTACAATAGCAAAGTTTCTTAATACAACATTTTCGTCTTGAGATAATTCCATAAAAAGATTTGGTTGTTCTTTAGCAAATAATAATAAATCTCTTTTTAGCTCTTTAGAACTTAATTTACCTACACTAGAACCTTTTTCAACTCTTAATATAGCCTCTGCTTGGTCAATATCCATTTCGTAAGCCATATTCATAGCGGCTAACTCCATCTCTAACCAATCATGCTGGTCAGATGCTTCTTGTTTTTGATCATGCTCAGTAAATATTAATCCTCTATGAGGGTGTTTTTCTAAAAACTCTTGTAAGTTTCTTTTTTCTTTAGGAACCATTAAGTGTCCCATTTCAAACATTATATGCTTTAAAGTAACATTACCTTTTTGCTCATCAACAAAAATACTTTTATGATTTGTTGCATATCTTAATTCTCTTTCATAACCAACTTTAGAATCAAACCATACTAAAGGGTATTTAGCAGAGTGTCTTGAAGGTAAAGTATATGTAAGAGGATTTTTATTTCTTAATAGATAGTAATTTCTATCTTTATATTCCCAAGTTTTTTCTTTAGACTCTTGTTTGGGTGCATGAGCTTTTTTTTCTTTTGTTTCCATAATATAATATAATATAATAATTAAAAATTGGTTATTTAAGTTGAAGTAACTTTTGTGTATTCACTAGTTGCTATACTAATAGGAACAGGGATACTAAATGTATCAGGATTTTGACCACTTGTGCCACTATAAACTATAGGTCCATTTATAACACCACTTAAACCAGCACTAGATGATATTGCTGACCAAAACACGTTTTTGAATTCTGATGCAGAAAGCTGAAAATCAGGCCTATTGCTAGGTGCTGTGTAGGCTATAACTTTACTTGCCATAGCTAAATCACTAGTTCCGTCTGCAATTATTGACAACGGTGTATAAAGAATTTTTACTATGAAAGTAGTTCCAACGAACAAAATATCAATTGTAGAAACATTATCGCAGCTAATTAGATTAATATAATTATCAAAATCAACTCTATACGGGGTTAACGTTGCCCCATCTCCAATTCTAACTCCTAAATTTAAATAACCCATTTGTTTTTTATTTAAAAAAAGACCCCGCCGAAGCGGGATCTTAAGTATAACCTTGATTAAGTTAAAACTGTTGAAAGCTTTAATGTAACTTCAGGTGTTATAGTACCTACTAGCATTCCAGTAGATGTAACTTTTTGTTCAACAATTGGTCCAACTAATGCTGGTCCACTTGTTCCCATTGCTAAGCTAAACGCTTCTGCAAATTCAGCTAAATATTGAGCTTCAGTTAAAACAAAAGAGTTAGATCCGCCTTTGGTATAAACAATATTAGCTTTCGCTAAATAATCGTCTTTCATAACAAGTGCATAAGTAACATCAATTGTAAGCGTGTTAGCTGATATTGCTGCTGTAAGTTGTAATACGCCTTCGGCCATTACAACTTGATTTTGTGTGATTTTTAATAAACCCATTTTCTTATTTTTTAAATGTTAATAATTAATTAAGCTCCTTTGAATAACACGAAGTTATTAGCAGCTTGAGTTACTAAACATCTTTCAGATAAGAAACTTACAGTCATAGCATCTAAAGTGTCAGTATAAGCACCGCCTACTGAACCAGTAATCCAAGATTTCATTCTTCGATCTTCAGTTTCAGAAGCTCTGTATCTCACATGTAAGAAAGGACGTCTGATGTTTGATCCTAACATTTGATCATATACTGTAGTAGTTCCAGCTGGAATCATTACACCATCAATTTCCTTATCCATACCTCTTAAAGAAGCATCGTTAAGATATTTCCAGTCAGTTTTGTAGAAGTCATAAGAACCTCTTCTAAACCCTGAAAAACCAAAGTTAAGAGCCATATCGCCATCATTCTCAAATAGACCATAAGAAGCAGCTGTAGTAGAAGCAAATCCACCATTAACAGCAGCAATCATATCGTCAAAATCAAGAGCCGTAGATCTTGATAAGAATAACATGTTTTCTTCGATAGCACCTTGCTTGTCTAAGTTTTTGAGTATTTCATCAAAATCTGATAAAGCACCTGAACCAGGAGCAGCAGCGCCAGCAAAACCAGAGTATACATTACCTCTTGCTTCGATAGCAGCAAATAAACCTTCAGAACCTTGAACATCAGAGGTTAAAGCCACATCATTAGTTCCACCATATTGGAATTGAGCTCCACTAGCATAAGCAGCAGTGTTCATATCTTCAGCTTCTATCATTGACATTTCTAGGTAATCTTCAAATCTTAATCTTGTTTCAGACTCAGACTTTAAGTACCACAAGTATCCTGATTGACCATCTTCAGTAGAAACTTCAACCCAACCAATCTGAGCTGTGTCAGATCCATTAATTTGAAAGTTATCTTTAAGAATCATTGGTCTATTAGAAAACTGCGTGAAAGCAGGTTGAATAGAACCTTGCAATCCAATAGCACCTTTACCGAATTCAGAACCGTAAACAAATACGTTTACTTGCCCGGCAACAACACCTAAAGCATTAGTTGCTGTTCCGTAAAACTTAATTTGTAATTGATCTAACATATTGTTAGCAGAGCTAGTTACAGCCTGTACTAAACCTTTTTGTACTATAAGTCCAGTAGCAACGTCAGACATTAAAACTGTTTGACCAACTCTAATAGCGCCTCTACGTGAAGCAGCAGCTACATCAGGTTGAGCAACAGCTAAATTTAATAATAACTGAACATCAGCATCAGCAGTACCAGAAGCACCTGTGATTTGATTACTCTTGTAAGCTACGTGAAGTCTATTTTGTTCAGACCAAATTACTTGATCAGAAGTCATAGGCATTTCAGCTCCTACCATTCTCAAGAAACCACCAATTGTTCGGTTTCCGTATCTTTCTATCTCAGCTTCGTAAAGCTCAGGTAGATATTGTTGTGCGAAGTTGTTAACTGGATCTCCGCCCGCAGCATTTCCTGTAAAATCTAAATAGTTAGTGTTTAAAGCTAATCTATTTTGTGCTGGGACTATTGATGCAGGAAAACTTCCTGAATTTGAAAAACTCATGTTTTTTATTTTTATTTATTAATTGTTCTTTTTATTTGTTTTAAATTTCAACTTAGAACTATCAACACCAGATATTGCTTTTACTTTCAAACCACCAATAAAAACATCACCTGTAGGATTACTCCTTGGTTCTGTACTTATATTGTTTGATTTAGCTACCACATCTTTAATAGCGTCGGCTTTACCTTGCTCATAAAAATGTTGTGCTATTGTATCTGCATTTCTAGCTGCGTATACGGCTTTGTGATAGCCAACAGTATCACTAATCTCACCCTCTTTGTTTAAGAACTTCTTAACAAACGTACTTAAGCTTGATTGGTTTTCAACAACATCACTTGGACTTGAAACGTTATACCTAAAAGTTTTTTCGCCAACGTTAAAATCGAAACCTTCAAATTTTTCGTTTAACAACTCTTTAGTATTTTTTTCAAACAAATCGCGAATATGTTTAACTTTCTCTTGTTCTTTGTTGTGTCTATTGAAAAAATCCATTGCTTTTTGTTGTTCCTGAGTTACGCCGGGTCTCAACTTGATTTCGTCGTAATATTTCTCTTTTGTTTCTTCCAAAAAGTTTTTGGCTTTTGCAATTTCTTCTTTGAATGCGAGTTTTTTCTTTTTTACATCTCGCTCTTCATCCACCTCTTCATCATAATTAAAATTATCCTCCATTATGAAAGATATTTCTTCATTATTTAAATGTGGTTTAGTATTTTTATAAAACTCTCGTAGTATTGAATCTTCGTCTAGTTGTGAGTAATCTCTATTTAACCTAGCATAATCCTCTATAGTTCCACCAGTTTCTTTCATAAACGAAACTAACTTGCCAATATTTTCAGGCATTACTATTTCAGGTTTATTTTCTGTAACTGGATTTTCTAAATCTGGAGCTTTTTCTTTTCTTTCTATTTCAACTATAGGTGAAACTACTTCTTTCTCTTCGGTGGGCCGTACTTCTTCAACCACTTTTTCGCCACTTGTTTTGTCTTTTTGTTTTTCGACAATAACATTGCTATCATCTGGCTTTTGTTCTTGAATGGCATTTTTAGTTTCTACTTTAGTTGTTTCTTCTGCAGGTTTTTTAGTTAAATTAACTTTATAATCTTCATTGACTGCATTTGTTAATTTCTTTGGCTTTTTAATTTTTAGAGGTGCCTTCTCTTTATCTTGAATTGTTTCTGACATAATATAATATAATAATTAATAATAGTTACGGCATCAAGGGCTCAACACCCGTGGTGCTCATATCTTCTTCATTGTTGTTTTTAAAATCACTAGGTAATAAATTATTTTTTCTTTGGTCTATCATCTGGCTTTGCTGAGTTCCAGATATTCTAGTTCTTTCGTCTTTACGATCTTCTATAAAACTTTCTTTATCTCTATCTCTTTGTATTCTCATTTGCTCTAATTGAACATTATAACCAAATTCAATTTGCATTGTTTCTTTTTTTATCTGAGACTCTGTCTGCATTCTCTGTATTTCAAATTGAGATTTACCTTGTTCTATTTGTAAAGTTGTTTGAGATAATGCTTGTTGTTTTTGGAGTTCTGCCATAGCGGCTTTTTCTGCTGTTTGCTGGTTCGCTTGTGCTTGCGCTTGTATATTAGCTTGTTGAGCTTCTTGATCAGCTTTTTGTTTTTTCTTTCTTCTGTATTTTAAAAACTGATTAGCTAGTTGAAGGTTTTTAACTTCTCTAATATCTATAGCGTCTTCTAAGAATATTTGTCCTGATTTTAAAGCAACTTGTATATTTTCTTCAAGTTTAGCTTTTTCTTCTTCATCTGGTTCTAAATTTAAAAATATACCAAAGTCATGTATGTTTAGTTTGGACAACTCATCTAAAGTGCCTACGTTGTATTGTGATATACTATTTTCTAACGATGCTCTAGTTAAAGGAAATTTTAAAGAATCTGCTACTCTTAAAGATATATTTTCACAAGCTCTAAGAGTTAAAAATAACTGAGCTTGAAGTATGTGTCTTGTAGCTACGTTTGAATTAGCAGCTGCTATTTTTTGTAAGCCCACTAAAGACTCTTTTGCTGGCATACTACCGTCTCTGGCTTCGTTTAATCCAGTTACATCCCTTATCATTTGCAAGTAATATTGATAAGTTTGTATCAATGACTGTATTTTAGCTCCACCAGATCCCGTTTGCAATTCTTGAATAGGTACTTTACCTCTATTAGGATCACCATCTTGTGTTGAAGATCTACCAACTATAGAACCTGTTTGAAAATACATATTTAAAGCTTCTCTAGGGTTGTAGTTTGTTCCATTACCCAAATCAACTTCAGCCAGTCCATCTACGTCTAAAAACACGCCATCAGGAACTACTCTAGCTAATACTTGCTGAATTTTTAAATGTGTTAATTGAATCATATCAGCAAAGCCAGTAACTCTAGATACCAAAGACTCTATTCTACCTTTATACATTCTAGGAGCACATATAGCATAATTCATGTGAACTCTAGTAGTATCTGCATTAGGTCTAGTCATACTTTCTGATAAACCCCATTGCATCATCATAGGGTGTCCAAGTATTTTTGCTCCAGAATATAAAGTTTCTATAGTTCTAGATACTCTTTCAAAATTATCATTTTCTGGTGGATTAAAAGTGTCAGGTTTTTCTAAAGCTTTCTCAAGACCAAAAGCATTTTTCTTTATTTTAAAAACTTGATCTGAATAAGTCTTATATTCAAAGTATAAAACCTGAACAGTTAAATCATCTGATCTTCCATTCCAATTTCTTAAATATTCAGCATTACCTGGATACCGTTGTATAGTTTCCATTTCTTCATCAGTAAGTCCAGGAAACTGAACTTTTAAATCTTGTAATGAAACAGATTTAACTTCACCAGCATAATATACATCCTCAAAGTTTGGGTCTTCTGTATAAGAATATACAAGCCTTGAAGGGTCAACATATTCAACTATAACTCCTCTAGATCTATCCCACCTGGTTTTTAAAGCTCCAATACCTAAAACAGTTAAATCATAAGCTACTCTTTGTCTTGTTAGATCATATTTATTATAATCTAAAACTTGATTTATAACTTCTTCCTCAGCCACTTCAACACTTTGTTTAAAGTCCATCTGCATATGAACAGCTAATTCTTCTTTATCTTGCGGAGCAGCGTCTGGGTTTTCTGAATTAAAACCATTTACGTTTAAAACTTTTTTGGCTTCTGTTAAAAATTCTTTAGCAACTATATCAGTCATTAAGCCTTGAGCATATTCAGTTCTTTGTTTAGAACACACTGGGTCTTGAGCAAAAGCGTTTATTTCGTAACTTCTATCAGATATGCCATTAACAACAATATCTACGAATTTAGCTAAAACTGGAACTGGTTTCCAGTCTAAGTTTAAATAAGATAAATCTCCATCTATAGCTAATTCATCTTTATATTTTTGAACAGGTTGTTCACCTCTAGCGTAAAGTCTTAATGAGTGGTATTGATTATAGTTAGTAGCGTAACCACCTGCACCACTTCTGTAGTTTCTGAACCATTCACCTTCTATAGCTCTTCCTACTGCTAAACCGTATTCTTCTGTTGCTTTCTCTGCATCAGGAACAACTTGATTTGGAAAAGAACTATTATTACTAGTGTAAATTTGCGCCATATTTATTTTATAATTTTTGAAATGCTACCTTTATTGTCATATCTTTTAAAGCCAAGATAAACAGGTTTTATTTTTCGATCAGCAACAGGTTTGTATCTGTTCTTGTTGCAAGCCATAATAGATAAACCAGAACTTATAGTAGCATCATGCTTTGTTCTATTGTTTATATTAAATACAGCCCAATCTTCTAATGTTTTTTGAAGATACATGTCTCCATATTCTTCATTGTTTAATCCTACATATTCTTCAATATAAGACTCTACCGCAGCCGCGTGAGCTTGCTTAATGTCTTCACTTGAATTAGGTATTCCACCAATTTCTTTTTCTGTTGTAGATAATTTATTCCAAACTTTATCAGGTCTGTTCATTGAAAAACCTCTATAACCTCTACGTTTGAAATAATATAACAATCTAGGTTTATTATTCTCACATAATATAGGCATACTATAAAAAACACAAGCCATCAAAACATCTTCAAAAAATATCTCCGCTGTGTGTGGTCTTGATATATATTCTAAAAAAAAGTGATTAGGTGGCGCATCTTCCATACTAAATTTAGTTAAACCATGCAAAGCCCCATTAGAGCCTTTACCATCTACTGTTCCTGATATATCATAACTATCACATCCAAAAGCACCTATGTGCTCATTTCCTGGATATTTTGTTTCATTTTTTATTATTATTTTGTTTTGTAAATTACTTGGTGGAACCCAAGTTATTAAAAATCTACCATTTTTGTCAGGAACAAATTGTACTGATGTATCTTTAACTCCATTTTTCCAGATAAATTTACCTTGAGTAACGTTAGTAACGTTATTAAACTCGTTTTGCCAGTGTTCAATAACGCCTGTTCTAATGTCGTAACCGTCAACGCCTTTGACGCTATCTTTTTCTCTAATAAAAACAGGTGATCCGTAAGTATCCATGAATCCTTCGTAGTTCCATTCCATAGGGACGAACAAAGAATAGAGTCCAGAAGAAGTTTGTCCATTTCTATTTCTTTTTTTAACGTCTGAATTATAGTATAATTTTTTGAAGTTGTTTCCACCCTTGTCTAATGCATTTGAAGTTGAGCCCATCATACACTTGCCTACGATTCTTGATCCTAGCCTTAATGTAGTTTTTGTAACTCTCCAGTTATTCAATATGTTATCAGGTCTTTCCCATTTACCACTTTCATCATGAGCTAATAGCTTTAGCTTTTCACCATCGTAAGAGTTGTCGCCTGTATTTTTCCAGTCAATAGTTGTATCAAGCCCATCAAGTTCCCTTAATTGCTCATTACTTTCAAGCTTTCTTCTAGTAAGTTTTG